TCTCTCCGCTGGAGGCCAACCGCAACTCAATCGGTACTGCAATGGCGATGGATCGCTACCTTGCTCAGTCCTACGGAGACGGCGCAACCCCATCCTCCGTGCTGGAGACCGATGGCTCACTCACTCAGGAGCAGGCAGAACTCGTGAGGCGCAACTGGGAGGATTCGCACTACAAGCATCGCCGCCCAGCAGTCCTCACCTCCGGGCTGAAATGGAAACCGATAGTGACCTCAGCCGCCGATTTGCAAATGTTGGAACATCGAGAGGCTCTAGTCCGAGACATAGCACGGGCCTATCGCATCCCCCTCCATCTCATCAACGGAACAGGCGGAGACTCGCAGACCTATCAGAACGTGGAATCCGCTGGTATCAACTTCGTGCGCTACACGCTCCTGCCGTGGATGCGGAGGATCGAGGTCGCCATCTCTGACCTCCTGCCGATGCCGCAGCAGGTCAAGTTCAACGCCGATGAGTTCGAGAGGGCAGACCTGCTCACTAGAGTCCGGGCGCAGCAAGCACAGATTATGTCTGGAACGCTGACCCCGAACGAGGCCCGAGATCAAGAGGATCGAGAGCCGTATGAGGGCGGAGATCAGTTTGTTCTTGGCATCTCTGGCACGGCTGTTGCCGGAGTCGAGGGCGGCGCGTTGCCCACCATCGGATCCGATGCCCAGCCCCCTCCGAGGTAGCAACTCATGCCATACGGAATCTCAGGCAACGCCCCGGGCTGCAGCGGATGGGCCGCAGTCAAACAGGAGGATGATGGCAGTCTCGATGTGATCGGATGCCACGACACCAAAGCTGAGGCCATCGCTCAGATGGTCGCGGCCTCGATCTCTGAGGGCATGGATCCGCTCGGGGAGGTCTCGGCGGCGGAACCGATCATCGAGGAGCGCGAGGAGCCTGATCTCTCGGCCCCCTCGTTCATGCGAGCATCAGCGGAGAGAGTGCTTCGGCTGCATGAGGAGGGCAAGTCTGGCTCCGGGCTGAAACCTCAAACGGTTGAGGATGCGCGAAAGATGGCGGCTGGGCAGGTCTCCGAGCAGAAGTGGCGCAAGATAGGGCCGTGGATTGCGAGGCACATCGTTGATCTGGCGGCTGTGGATGAGCCCGGGGAGATCACGCCGGGGCTGGTCGCCATGCTGCTGTGGGGCGGCGGCTCCAGCAGATCGAGTGCAGAGAGGGCTCAGGCCTACGCCCAGCGCATAGTGGAGAGGCTGGATGCCAGAGCGGTACACTCATCGGCTGAGATGAGCGTCGTTGCGATTGAACCCCGGGCCTCCATAGAGGATCTCTCCGTTGGCACATTCGTCAAGTGGGATTCGGCTGGAGGCGAGGCATACGGCAGGATCGAGCAGGTCGAGACTGATGGCTCAGTCTCCGCCTCTCCCGGAGATTTCACAATGGAGGGCTCGGAGGATGAGCCTGCCTACCTGATTCGGGTCTATGGGGCCGAGGAGGAGGATGGCGAAGTCGAGTATCAGGGAACCGACACGCTGGTAGTCCACAGGGCCGAGACCCTGACGGTGACTGCAGAGCGGAGCATCCGGGCTCATCGCTGGGTATCTAAGCAGGTAGATGAGCGGCGCACCGTCGCCTACTCAACGATGGAAATCCGCCGAGAGGCTGGAAACCGCCTTGTTGGATACGCCGCAGTCTTTGACTCTCCCTCTGAGCCGATGCCGTTCATCGAGTATGTGCGGAGGGGAGCGTTCGCTAAGACTCTGAACGATGGAGCCGATGTGAGGCTCCTCGTAGATCACGAGGGCGTTCCTTTGGCTCGCACCAAGTCTCGAACCTTGAAACTGTCGGAGGATGAGCGAGGCCTCCTCGTTGAAGCCGAACTCGATCCTGCGAACCCTGATGCCCAGAGAGTCCTCTCAGCGATGAGCCGGGGAGACCTCTCGCAAATGTCGTTTGCGTTCCGCACCATCAAGGATTCGTGGAACCGAGAGATGAGCATCCGGGAACTGAAGGAGGTGCAACTATTCGATGTTTCGGTAGTGACCTTCCCTGCCTATGAGGAGACCTCGGCAGAGTTGCGAACCGCCCAGACCTCTGGTACGCTCCCTACTGTCGCTACGGCACTCAGGCAAGCACAACTGAGAATCGCCAGAGCGAAACGGCAGCCGCAATAGAGCCGATCCGATGAGGATCACTCGCATAAGCACTCCGAGACAGTCAGAGACAACAGAAACGGAGCAACCGTGAAGCACTCAGCCACTCTCATCGAGAAGCGCAATGCGCTAATCACCGCAAGCGAGAACATCGTGAACGAGGCGCAAGCCGCAGGCCGCGACATTACCTCCGAGGAGGATGCAGCAGTTGCAGCCAACCTCGATCAGATCCGCTCGCTGGATGAGCAGATCACTCGCTACAGCGAACTTGAAGAGCGTCAGGCGAAGGCTGCGGAGATCCGAGCCGAGGTCAAACTAGAGGAGACCGCCGTGACCACCATCAAGTCAGAACCACGCACCTACAGCCCGGAGAGCAGCAACTCGTTCCTCCGCGATGCGTTCTCAGCACAGTTCAACAACGACTACGCCGCCCGGGAGCGACTCTCTCGCCACATGAACGAGGAGCGTGTCGAGCGTCGTGATGTGACCTCAACGAACTTTGCAGGGTTGGTCGTTCCGCAGTTCCTCACCGAACTCGCTGCACCGCTCGCACGAGCAGGCCGCCCCGTTGCAGATCGCGCTCGCAAGCACGCTCTCCCCGATGCAGGTCTGACCATCTCAATCTCGAAGGTCACCACCGGAACCGCAGTTGCGGAGCAGAGCGAAGGTGCAGCCGTTCAAGAAACGAACATGGATGACACCAAACTCGACCTGACGGTGAAGACCATCGCTGGTCAGCAGAATGTTTCGCGTCAGGCAATTGAGCGTGGCACGAATGTTGATTCGCTGGTCATCGCGGATCTCATCGCTGCATACCACACGAAACTCGACGAACTGCTGGTGGCGGAACTGTTCGCCTCGGCAGGTCAGGCCGTGACCTACACGGATGCCTCGCCAACGGTGGCAGAGTTGTACCCGAAGTTGGCGGATGCGGTGCAGAAGGTGCAAACGACCTTCTTCGCAGGCCCGAACGCGATCATCATGCATCCTCGCCGCCTCGCCTTCATCTTGGCTGCGGTGGATGGTCAGAACCGCCCGCTCGCGGTTCCGTCACCCGTTGCCCAGAACCCTGTGGCTACAGGTGCAGGATCTCCGCAGTACGGCAACAGCGGCTACAGCATCCTCGGCCTCCCGGTCATCACCGATGCGAACGTGGCCACCGACAAAGGTGCAGGCACGAATCAGGACACGATCTATGTCGGCAACCTGCAGGAACTGCACCTGTGGGAGCAGGCTGGTGGCGATCCGATGCTCCTCCGCTTCGAGCAGCCAAAGGTTGCCGAACTCGATGTGACCCTCGTGGTGTACGGATACTCGGCCTTCACGGCGAACCGCTACCCGAACGCTTGGGCTCAGATCAACGGCACGGGCTTGGTCACACCGACCTTCTAACTGAGGGTTCTCTGATCGCGGAGGCATCAGCCTCCTCTACGATGGAGGCATGATGAGCCACGCACGACAACAGGAGATCACTGCTCTGCTCGTTGAGCGGAGAGGCTATGAGGCCAGAGGTCTCCGGGATCGAGTCGCCGCCGTTGATGCCGCTCTAGCAGCCCTCGGGCATGAGATCGAGACCACCTCGCTCTCCCCGGAGACTGAGCGAGCCATCGCTCCTCGCGCCCGGAAGCGCAGGAAGCCGTGAGTATCACAAACGGATACGCAACGCTGGCAGAGGTCAAATCCGTTCTTCGCCTGACTGATAGTACGGATAACAGTCTGCTGGAGCAGGCCATCGAGGGAGCCTCCCGGCGCATTGACGGGTACTGCAATCGGTTCTTCTATCAGACCGCCTCAACCGCCATCCGGCTCTACAGCAACTACTCCTACCATCTCACGGTGCAGGATCTCTCGACCACCAGCATCACGCTAAAGACCGATGATGATGGCGACGGAACCTACGAGACCACATGGAGCCTGAACACGGACTACATACTCGGGCCTACGAACGCATCGCTGCAGTCGCGCCCCTTCACCCTGATCCAAGCAACGGGCGGCAAATCGTTCCCCCTCTTCTCCCCTCCCGATCTCCCGGGCGTTGAGGTCACAGCAGTCTGGGGATGGCCTGCAGTTCCCGATGATGTGAGGGAGGCCTGCATCCTCCTCTCGATCCGAGGCTTCGCCAGATACAACGCAGCCCTCGGCGTTGTCGGCTTCGGAGACATGGCCCTTCAGGTGCGCTCCGTTGATCCCGATGTGCGAGACCTCCTGCAGCCGTACCGCATCCTCGGGCTCGCCTGATGCCTGCAACGGTCTCTCAGGTCGCCTCCGGGCTGCAGACTCGGCTCGCGACCATCTCAGGGCTGAGGGCCTACTCGTATCAGCCGGAGCAACTCAATCCCCCGTTCGCCTTCCCTGTTCTCCAGCAGGTCGAGTATCACAGAGCGATGGGAGGAGGCGATGTGCTGATGACTTGGGGCATCACCGCAGTCACAGGCCGCTGGGTTGATCGCACAGCCCACAGCCTGCTGGATGGATACCTAGCCTATTCCGGGGCCTCCTCGATCAGAGCAGCCATCGAGGCAGATCCGACTCTCGGAGGAGTCTGCAGCACCCTCATTGTCGCCTCCGCTGCGAACATTACCTCTCTGACGGTTGCGGATGCTGACTTCCTTCAGGTACAGTTCACGGTGACGGTTCACGGCTAGGAGACTCAACATGGCTCAGTACAAAGTGACTAGCGACCTGCTCTCAGGTCACAAGCACGGCGATCTGGTGACCGACGAGGATCTCCCGGGCGCGAACATTGCGGCTCTCATCGAGGCAGGCCACCTCGGAGCCGTAGGCGTTCCAAAGAGCAAGGCCGACAAGGATAAGGAGTAATCGCTCATGGCACAAATCGTTCTCAAAGATGTGACCGTTTCGATCAACAGCGTGGATCTCGCCAGCCGAGCCACGAATGTGACGATCAACTACGAGAAGGAAGCCGTTGAGGTCACGGCGTTCGGAGACAACAACCGCAAGTTCACGGATGGTCTCGGCAACATCTCGGCAACCGTCACCCTCAATCAAGACTTTGCTGCGGCGAACGTGGAAGCAACGATTTTTCCTCTCGTTGGCACAACCACGACGGTCATCTTCAAGCCGACCTCCGGCGCAGTCTCCTCAACGAACCCGTCATACACCATCACGGGTGCGTACCTCGCTTCGCACACCCCGATCAACGGCGGTGTCGGAGAACTCGCAACGACTGAACTCACCTTCCAAGGTGGCTCGCTCGCAAAGGCAACATCGTAATCTGAGCATCGCAGAGGAGCAGGGCCGATGAAGATTGCGCTGACGGTTGAGTTCATCAACGGCGACAAAGCCGATGTGGATGCGGCGTTCCCCGATTTCGTGGGGTTTGAACGCACATGGAATCGGAGCGTTGCTCGCCTCGACTCAGACCTCCGGCTCACCGATCTCGCATGGCTCGCTTGGTCTGCGCTGACTCGCACGAAGCAGACTGCCCTCCGCTTCGATCCAGATTGGGTCAGCACGGTTGTCGCCTGCACTCCGCGAGAGGCGGCTGATCCCGGCCCTTTGGATCAGAATCAGCCACCTACCTGATTGCGGCTCTCGCCTGCGAAACAGGAATAGCACCGCTCGATCTCCTCGACTCAGGCGATGAGATGATCAGAGAAATGTGGGCGTACCTCCGCTGGAAGGCGGAGAGGATGCGCCGCTGATACCATCGGAGTAATCATGGCCGCAGTGACTCAGATTGACGGAATCAAGAGGGTGCTGCAGGAACTCTATTACCTCGATAGGTCGCTCCACAAGAGCATCACGGGGAGGATGCGCACGGCGGCCCAACCCATCGCAGACTATGTGGGTACGCTGTTCCCCGAGTCGGATGCTCTGAGCGGATGGCAGGGATCAGCCCCCGGGCAGAGAACCGCCGGGGACTTCCCTAAGTACTACGGCCCATCAGCCCGTAAGGGGATCAAGGTCAGAACGGGCGGCAGGGTCAATCGCGCTACAGGCATGGCCCCCATCGTCAAACTCGTGCAGACAGATCCGGCAGGAGCCATCTTCGACATTTCAGGCCGCTCCTCCTCCGGCAAGCACCCCAACTTCATCCCGAACCTCCGGGGTAAGCAGGGGGAGGCATCGAGGGCGATGTGGCCCGGAGTTCTCTCCAAGTTCCCAGCCATCGAGAGCGAGATCAGGGCCGCCATCGCGGAAGCGGAGAAGGTAGTGAACGACTCGTTGGCGGCAGGAGCGGAGTCTCGCACAGCGAAGCAGTCTGCGTTTGCATCCGCCCGGGGGCGCACATCGCTCGGCAGGTTCGGAGTGAGGGGGATCTGAGATGGCAGTAGTCGTACCTATCATTTCCACCTTCGATGCGAAGGGGATAGATCGAGCAATCCGCGACTTCAAGCGGCTGGAGTCTGGCTCAGACAAGGCGGCGTTCGGGCTGCTCAACGCCAACAAGGCGGCAGGATCCCTCGTTGCTGGGCTCGCGAAGATTTCAGCAGTCGCCATCGGGGCGGCGGCAGTCATCGGTAAGAACCTCGTGGATGCCGCCTCTGCGCTGGAGGAGTCACAAAGCAAGGTCAATGTGGTGTTCGGAGACTCCGCAGGCATCGTCGAGGACTTCGCCTCCAAGAGCGCAATCGCCGCAGGCATCTCCAAACAGGCGGCCCTAGAGGCTGCAGGAACCTACGGCAACCTGTTCCAAGCGTTCGGAGTCGGGAGAGATCAGGCGGCCAACATGAGCGTCACGCTCGTTCAGTTGGCAGCGGATCTCGCCTCGTTCAACAACACCGGCGTTGAGGATGCCATCCTCGCCCTGCGATCAGGTCTCTCCGGGGAGACTGAGCCACTCAAACGGTTCGGAGTTGCGATCAACGATGTACGCCTGAAGCAGGAGGCTCTCAACCTCGGGCTCTACAGCGGCAAAGGCAACCTTGATGTGGCAGCCAAATCTCAGGCTGCATACGCCCTCATCCTGAAAGACACGGCCCTCGCTCAGGGAGACTTTGCTCGCACCTCGGATGGGGCGGCGAATCAACAGCGCATCCTCGCGGCGCAGTTCCAGAACATACGGGCAGAGATCGGCACGGCCCTCCTCCCTGTGTTCAAGGCGATGCTCACCTTCATCAACGACCGGATCCTCCCCGTTCTCCAGCAGTTCGCAAACCTCCTCGGGGAGAGAGGAGCCGGGGCTGCGTTCAGGTTCTTGGGGCAGTCGGTTCTCGACTTCACCTCCAACCTCGGCCCGATGGGAACCGCCATCTTTGCAGTCGCCGGGGCTCTAGTGACTCTCCGAGCCGCAGCAATCGCCTACACGGTTGCGGCGAACGCTGCGAAACTCGCCAACATCGCACTCGGAGCATCTTTCGCAGTCACGCCCATCGGTCTGATCGCGGCTGCAATCGCAGCAGTCATCGCGATCATCGTGATTCTGATGGTGCGATTCGAGGGGTTCCGTAAGGTTGCGATTGCTGCAATCAACGTGGTGATCAAAGCGTTTGAGTTGCTGGTCAATGCGATCATCGGCGTGGTGAACTCGTTCATTGCTTGGAACAATGTGTTCCTCAAAGTGTTCCGTTTCTTCGGAGCAAACCTGAAAGATGTGACGCTGCTCAGCGAGGTGTCGTTCGGTAAGATCGGTGATGCCGCCGAGGATGCCGGAAGCAGAGCCAACGCAGCACTCAACAAGTTCGATGTGGCTGAGACTGCGAGATTTCTCCGCCGCAGAGCGCAGTATCAGGAGGAGCAGAAGGAGAAAGACAAGACCTTCGGAGCAGGGGCCGC